TAGCACTCAATGCTAACGGTGTTAGTTGAAAGACCCTGCTTGTAGGTTCGCGCAGTATCTCCGATTACAGAATCTTCAATAGTGTCTGCTGAACCTTCAAACGTGAAAGAACGTACTTCGCCAACCACGGCAACAGTCGTGCCTGAGACTTGTACTTTAACTACTCCAGATGCGCCTGTTTTAGTCGCCATGATTAATACCTCAAATTAAAGTTAAATATTCCCGCGAGTGTACTGATACAACACGCGAATTGTAATAATGACCCCGCCAATGGGATCAATAGAACCTTCATCCACCTCAACATTGATAACCTGAGTATCTAGGGCATTACCACCGCGATACCGATCAACATCAAGTGCTTCTTCAACGACCTCTATGATTCTGTTTCTGGCTGTGTCTATTAGAGAGCCTTTAACATAGCATATGAGATCATAATTAATTGTCGCCATCCTTTGCGTGACAGAACCGCCAATCGTACTATCGTTTCTATCCTCACCCGCACTACGAACCAATATAGCGGGGTATTGGGCATTTGATAATTTGGTAAAGTCAAATGGCTCACGAGTTACATAGCTGACTTCTTTGTTCGGAACAACATCCCGCAAAGTATCAACAATGTTATCAGCTATCTTTTCTCTTACACTCATTTAACTGCCTTAAAGAATATCTTACTAAGCTGTCTTTGTTCCTGCCTAGAAAAACCAAAAAACGGCCTAGTCTTTTCATTCATAGCCGCTTTCTTAGATTCAGTTGCCCTAGTAAAAAATATAACCGCCTTTTCGCTGTCAGCCCTAGAAGTAATAGACGACATCATTTGGCTAGTAAATTCAAGATCGGGCAATACGCCTCTACCTTTACTTCTTCTAAAAGCCGCATAATCTGAACTATATGGCTTAAATTTACCCTTATAACCAATTCCTTTTGATGTGCGCTCTTGTATTATATTGATACCACGTTGCGCTGTAATAGATAGTGCTTTCTTTATACTGCCAGACACTTCCTTTCCATGCTTTTTAATCTGCATAGAAACCTTGTTAGCGTTTGACGTAATAGATAACTTCATCTATCTAGCCACTGGCCTACAGGTTGCTTTTCCTTATCGGTCACAGTGCCATCGCCATCAGCATCATATTCAATGCCATCGCTCAATACCGCTTCAAGTTCTTCACCGTATCGGGCTTTATAAAAGTCGATCATATTGCCGAACCTATCACCATCAACCCAGTTAGTAAGTTGCGGTAGCGCATAACGCCACAGCACTAGGTACGATGAAGCCATAGTAAACTGCGTTCCAGTTAGCTTGCTTGCATCCATTTCGCCAGATAAACCCTTGCGCGGCCACCACTTAATGCGTAACTCACGCTCGATGTCAGCCTTGGCCTTTGGGTGTTCTAGAACAAATGACTCTATACCCAGACTTAGGATGTCAGGGACTAGCTTCATTAAATCGGAATCATTGCTGTACGACATTACCACTTCACCTTATCAGCCCAGTATGCTCCAGACATTTTACCTTTAGCTATATTCTTAGCGTGACGCGCTTTAAATGATTTGCGTTTAGCTTTATCAGCTTCGCTTTCACCCTTGCGCGGAGGCTTCGTGTCTGCGCCTTTTTGACCAAACCTAATTAGCTTGATCTTGTCGCCTTCTTTCGCTAGTACAGCATGGCTTTTAGTTCCATGCTTGGGGGTGCGCTTGGGCTTGTTGTAACCCGCAAACCTTTCACCGCGATACGTTATAGCCATATATACCTCAAGTAAAAGCCCCCTCCGAAAAGGGGGCAATACACTTAGATAGTAGCGTCAGCAGTAATCTTGACACCAAAATCATCATCCAACTCAGCAACACCATATACAGCAGTGGCGTTGAGTTCCCAAGCGCGTAGTGACTCGTCACGCTGAGGAGCAAGGTTGAAGTCACGCTTAACAGCAATAGCCAATGCTTCAGGGGCAAATACAGCCGCTACAGCATCGCCGTTACCGTCAACAGAGATATTCGCAGACTCATAGATATCGATACCTGCAATAGTACCAACATAACCATTACGCATTGCTTCGTTCTGCAAGTCGCCACCATTTGGATTAGCAAAGGTGTTAGTTAGGTTAGCTTTCAACTGGTAAGCTTGGAACGGATGAACAACAGCCGCCATGCTTCCGGTTACTTTGTTAGAACGCAGAGTTGCGGCCGCTTTAAACAAGTCAGCAACAGTGATCTCTTGTCCTGCCGCACCTAATGCGCCAGAGAAACCTGCGAACAAAGCAAGCAAGTCAGTATCCATCTTAGTAGCAATAGCGTTACCAAGCAGAGTACCCATTGCTTCAGCAGGGGAATCAGCACCGTAAGTCGCCATGTCAGTAAGCAATACCTGTGCGCCAACCTCACCGATAGTTACTTCAACTTTAGAAGTAGATACGGTAGTTGAACTAAGATCAGTACCTTCAGCAACGTCAGCGGCTGAGATAGCAGGGTACTTAGGAATCTGAATAGTCTTTCCTGCTTGGTTCTGAATGTTGTACTGAGTAACCAGACCCATCATTAGGGACTGTTCTTCAGCAGTGAATCGCGCTTGTGCGATGATGTTGACAAATAGATCGTCAAGAGTAGTAGAAGTTGTAGCGGCCATTATAGCATCCTCAAAAATATAAAATTAAAATGTGGTTAAGTGGTTACTTTTTCTTCATGGCGGCAAATGCTTCTTTACCACCTTGATCCCAGTTAGCAACCATATCTGCCACAGATTGAGGCTTCTGTGTTGAGCCACCAGTGTTACCCTGCGATCCTACGCCACCTTGTGACGCTTTAACCATGTGCGGGTTTACTGTCAAGAACTCTGTTACCATTTCATTGACTGATAACAGATCACCGCTGTCATTGTAGCGTGGTGAACCATTATCGTCTAGCACCTCGACATTGCCATTATCGGCTAGTCTAGTATTGCTTTTTAGCAACTGAGCTACCTGATTCGGATTTACAGCGTTATTGTTAGATGCCGCACCAAGTATTGCCCCATCAACTAGGGTCTGTTGCAACTTCGTTTTATAACTCTGTATTTCCACATCTTTCTTTTCGACTGTTTTCTTCAAGATAGCATCAAACTCGCCTCGCTCTTTTTGTCGCTCAAGTTCTGCGGCTTCTTTTTGTGCCAACAATTCTTTCGCTTCATCAAGATCAATTCCTGATACCTTTTTATCGAACTTGCGTTGCTCTCTTGCAACTCTATCCGCGACAATGCGATCAAGTTCTTCTTGCGTAAACGTCTTACCTACCTGTGTTTCTACTGCCGCAGTTTCAGTCTCTGCTTCTGTTTCCATGATTTCGTCGCTCATGTTACGAACCTCTAAAAGAGTATTGGTGAATTAGGATTGTAGCATAAATGATTATTTTTTAACCATCTTCTTTTTTTTCTTCTTTTTCGGTCTGCCGACCTTTGAACCGTATGTACCTTTACCTTGTGGCATAATTTATTCCTCGTCAAATACTGGTCTGAATCTGTGCTTACAGTTGTAACCACCTCGTACTATGAAAGGATCACCGGAGGCTTTACCCGCCCAATCACCCGCCCAAAGTTTTTCAATGCGCTCTGTAGTCATAACCTCGCCTTCATGTTCTCTACAGAACGGGCGTGACGTTTCGATAAGCCTGCCTACATACTTCCATTTAGTCGCACCCGCTTCCTTGCCTATTGCTACATTAATGGATGCATCAAACTGCATCAGTGAATCGTGCATTTGTTGAGTGGCATATCTCGCCATACTGCCACCCGCAACTTCTTTGATTGTCTTTACGCTTTCCGAGAATGCTCTGCCAGTTAAGGTATTCTGATATACCTCTTTAGAGATTACATCAATATACTCGTTACCTATATCTTCAAATCCTTGAAAAGTTAGGTTCTGCAACTGCATGATAACCTTGGGATCAACCTCAGTAAACGCTCCATACGTTGCTAACATGGTTGAGGCTGATGCCGCGACAGATGGGTATTCCCTTATAATTTCATCCACAGCGGTTAAATATTCTTCCTCAACCAATCTGCGTATTTCTGTTCTTGCCGCTATAGCCCACTCTAGGTCAAACAACTCACCATCCTTCAGTGGCGCGGTTGCCATCAAGTCAGCGATACGATCCTCAAGCGTAACTAAGGCATCGCCAAGCCGCTTTTGATGTAGAGCAACTAATTTGGCTAAGTCCTCACCATGCTCTATGTCTGTAGGCATTATTCAGCCTCACCTTCCGGTACTTCAAAGTTACCTAGTCGCTGTGGCGTTGCTTCAATCTCTGCGTGTGCCTTTGCAAGTTCTTCATCATCAAGAATTAGATCGCTAATCTTTTTATCTATTTCCATATTCAAGGTTGCAGACTTAACGCCAGTTGCTCGCATCTGCTGTAGGAACTGAAGTTCTTTATCGTAATCACGCAGATCAAACGCATCAGGATAGTAGATTTCTATATCGTTGGTTATATCTTGCCAATCACAAAACAAGCCCCACAGCTGTTCTTCTGCTAATTCCAGTAGGTCAGCCTTTTCCGATAGCTTGGCATTCAGCATTTGAAACTCTGTTTGCATCGCCACGCCAGACATTGTTAATGCCTCAGTGCCGCGAACAGCACCCATGTGGCTCATGCGGTTAATAGCCTGTATTTTGTCTTGTATCGATGCACGTACAGCATCAAGGTTCTGGCCGCTAGGTTGCAACTGGAACGGCTTTAGCTGTGCATCCATGTCGTCAGGCATATTAATAATTGAACCTGCCCCTGCGGTAGCGTCAGTGCCGAATGATTTAACCAGTGTCGGATGGTTGCTAATGCGGATTAACTGCTCAATTTCTGATAGTTCTTGATATATAGCTCTCTGCATATATGACGCATCAGATATGTCACTGACACCAATGCCGCGAACTACTGAGCGGTTAGCGGGTAAGAATACAGCAGGGATTCTGCCTAATACGTTATCGTCAGTCTCTATTAGCTTGTCTAGGTCATTGGTAGACTTCCATAGTTCTACCCTATCTTTGTACCAGACTCGGTAATACGACTCTGTGGTGGTTTGGTCTACACGAATGACTGACTCTCTAACCTTCAGATAATCTAGTTCAAATCTACCGCTTGCCGTTCTTTCGTAGTTCCAGTCCAGCACGTTTTCGGGAGTGAACATGGTGACATAGGGGCGAATTTCCTGCGCTAGTTCTTCTGCTTTAGTTCCCGCAGTAGACTTTGGCTTGTCCATCATTATCCACACATGGCCGTAAACGCTAGACCAAATCTGGCATTCACGCATAAACGCATTAAAGCTACGCCCATCTAAATCAGCATCATGAAGAAAAGGATCAAGCGATACGTTATTTTGTAAGCTGTTGTAGGCTCTAGTTGGCGGTACTCGCCATAGGAAACTGCTGTAAATGTGGACAATGTTTTTACAGTGATTGTCCATTGGAGTCAGATCAATCCTGCGATCATAATCTTCTTTAGTCTCGCTGATATAGCGTGTTAGGTATTGCCCATCTTGATATGCCTGACCGCCCATGTAAGAGCGTACATAGAACTCCCACTTGGCTTCATTAGAATCATATTCGGGGTGCGTTGTGTCTGTATTCAATCTCATCAAGTCCACCTAGTAGGTTGGGGTATGTCGTATTCGGTTCTAACAGGGAACAAGTATTCAACCAAGTAACCAAGGGCATCATTCATGTGATCGAAGCCATCTTTATTTGGTATGCTTGTACCCTCTTTGTATGTCTGCCTTTCCAGAGACTTAATCGTCTGCTTACATTTCGGGCTAATGTACAAATGCCGCTCACCATCTGCCGACAGTAAACGACTATTAACAGCATTAATTCGATCCCTGACTAATGCGTGTGACTTTTTGGCCTTAACGCTAAATCCTGCGTTTTGTAAGATCGACAAATCGGTACGACCGCCTGCGCTTGTTTTGCGCTGTCTTGATGCAGGGTCTGGATAAATGATGATATTACGGCTTGGATATCTATCTTTAATTTCCGCTACCATTTCATCAGTGTTAGACCCGTACATGACAATCTCGTCAACGGCATACAGCTTCCCGCCTTTTCGTAAACAGATTACGGCTGACATGGGGTCTAAATTGAAATCCATCCCTATGTGCAGTGTACCATTATCGTCAGTCATATCAAAGACGCTATGCTCACGACTAAATGCGTAATAAATTAGCCCTGTGTAAGTTACAAATTCAGCGCAGTATTCCTGATTAAAAGTTCTTTGATCCAAATCTAATTTGGCTTGTTCTATCTCTGCTTGAGGAACATTGCCGCCTTCAAGGGTTGTATACTGAAATGACTGCCACCCCTCTAATCCATTTATGCCTGATGCCCACAAATCATAAAAGTGATTGCGCCCCTTTGGTGTACCTATAAACAAGGCATGTCCTAATCTGTCACTTAAGCTTGGTCTAATTACTTCGTACCATGTCTCTGGCCGCATATCAGCAAACTCATCCAATACAACAAAATCCAATGCCCTACCTCGTAGGTTGTTTGGCTTTTCTGCTCCCTTTAGTGATATTGATGACCCATTTATTAAGCGGACATTAAGTGCCGACTCGTTTGTTTTTGCTATATATTCAAACGGCAAGCAGTCCATCAGCATATCCCATGCGATTTCTTTTGCCGCGCCATAGGTAG